AGGGCTTGGAACGCGTTAACTAAAACCTTTTTAAGTAATTACACAGTTCGCGTTCCCTAGTCCTAAACGCTTACCCCCTTTCCCGTCGTTAGGCGGGTAAGGTAGTGGGCTAGACGTTTACGGGTTAGGCAACATAGAAAAGAGTCCTCCCAAGGGAGGACTCTAATTTATACCGGTTACGCTGAAAAATACTCAGTCAACTTCTGAATCAGGTTCGGGTCACCAAATCCAGATACGGTGGATTCCAGATCCACCTGCTTGAGACCCTGCTGGCGAGTGGCGGGTTCACAGGTAGTCATGAGGAGGTTAATGACGCGTTCAAAATTACGACGTTCTTGCGCATTCAGTTTTACACGATCCATGTACCGGAATACATAGCGCTCGTTAAACGCACCCTTACGGTGTTCCCGCACCGTTGACAGCAGAAGGCCCATAGCTGCACTGAAGTCAGAACCGGTCTGACGGAATGCGTTCGTGATTACACGGTACAATGCAGCCTGAGCGTTCGGACCTTCTTCACCGTTGTGTGGTACACCAGGACGCATCTTGTTAACGTACTCTTTCAGACCTTCTTCAATCAGTTTCATACCCAGACCCTGTTGTGCAATGGTAGTTTCACGGCGAACATCAGCAGCGGTTTTGGTAGCAACGATCTTCTTACCTTCAGTCTTCACCACAACACCGCTTTCTTTATTCAGGTCGAACGGTTTCTGGGTAAAGACCATGGCAGAATTGCCGTCAGCATCAGTCTGTACACTGGGACCGTCATTAACGACAGGTTCTTCAGAAACGGGAGCTTCAGGTTGCTCTTCATCAACAGGTTCAGACATCGCCAGGATTTGACCCTTCACCGCTTCAACGTCACCCCCTTCCAGTTTGAATCGAACAGTGGCTTCCTTAGCAACCGCTTTAACACTGGTGGAAGGACCGGTTTCCACTTCACCTTTCGCCCACTGGGTCAGTTCTTCATCAGTCCACTGAGTGGCTTGTTTATTTACAACATTGCTCATCTTGTTTCTCCATAACGATTAACAAAAAACACTACATCTAATAGCGTTAAAGATTATTTTAATACAGAGTCATACTATCTTAACGTATGTCACTGATTAAAAACTCAGCCGTTTCCAATTTTTTACCATGCATACTTTTCATCATGGCATTCATAATACGACTACCCACCGACACTGCGTGCATCGTGAGGGACGTTGGACTTGCAGCGATCTTGTCACCCATACACTTAGCACAGAAACTAGCCCCCTCAGTCCGACAAAACATCGGGCTGCGCACCGTCAATACTTTACCTACCGATGCCTCTAGAATCTCTTCAGTCAATACAGAACTTTTCCCTGCTTTTAACTGATAAAGTCCGTGGTAATCCATCCGGTTATTTTCGGTGATCAAACGATCCCAGCCTAACGTAGTGCCACAGTCGTCTTCAGCCACGATAGCATTCTGGAATACACGACCCAAGAATTTAGCGGCTTCCCCACCCAGGGCGGTTTGGGCACCACGGTTGAATGTACCTTCGCGCAAGGAGTTTACCATGGATGGCATCTTGGTAATGTCCCAGCCTTCATCCAAAGAGTTCTCGATGAGTTCAATCTCACCCCCAGCTTTAAACCCACGTTCTATCCCGTGCATCAAGTACATTTTCTTACGCACAATTGAGTAGTGTTTATCCTGGATATAGAACCCTTCAGAAGGGTCGCCCTTCAGCCATTCTTTATCCATTTGGATTAACACCTTCTCAATCTCAGCAATCGTGGCAGGGTCATTGAGTCGGTCTTTATATTTCTCTAGAAGTTCTTTTCGAACCTTGGGTATTCGTGGGTCAGTGGTCAACGACTTCTGAGTAGCGGAAGGCGTACAAAGCTGGGTATACCCCACTAAGGAAAACATGGCGTCCACAAACTTACGGTATTCGCCGACAGTGATGCTCTCTGGAGCGACACTCTCACCCTCTTTGGGATCGTCCACCAATCGCCGTTCTATAATGCGTTCCAACTGCTTGGCCGAAACTTCCCCGTTAATAAAGGGTATTTTATTACCAAAAGGGTAGACCAGCACAATCGCATTAACGAGCGCAATTCCATACGTGGTTTCAACGCGTTCAGTAATGTTCTCAAGATCACCCGGTTCCAAGACCAATTTATCTTTGAATGAGAAAATGGGTTCATCCACTTTAACCCCTTCTAAAGGTTCAATACCGTCGTCCTGTTTAAACCCAACCGTTTTATCGCTCCGAACCACCGTTAGTGGATAATTTTGTTCACCACCCCGTGTCAGACTGAACACATTCATGATCCAATCTTTATGGTGATAAGCGCGGGTCTTTAAGCCCAATTTAAAGTAGTCTTCTTTTAACATGGTGAACTTAAGCCTCCGGGTTTAGAACCAGATTCAGTAATGCTTCGTTTCTGACACTGACTTTACTCTGATCCACAGGGTTCGACAAAATCGATTCTAGGGCGTCAGACTGGACGTCTAATAGCTTTTCATCGGGCAGGTTAGTTAGGAGTAGATATCCTACAAACTCTTGTGAGAGGATGTCCAGTGAGATCTCAGCTTCCTGTGATTTGTCGTGATAACGAGTGTTAAATGCGTCGATGTAAAAATCAAGTCCCTGACCTATAATCAAACCGTTATCAACTTCTTCCAACACCCACGCACGAGGATTGAGTTCTAAGTAACGTTTAGTCCTCACCAAGATAAAGGTCTGGGTTTCAGGGACAGTTTCAGACTCTTCGACGTCGGGAAGCGTTTCCATTAAACGGTCAATGAGGGATTGATTCACGCCCTGAATGGTGGATAAATAGTCCATCCACGTCAGTGGAGTAACCAAACCCAAAATCTCAGCCAACTTCTCTTCTGGGTCTACATCGGATTGACAGACGTCCATTATAGCCGTTGGGTTATCGTAGTTCTCTACCTGATGAACACCCATCAGTATGTAGGTGGCCACTTTGAGACTGAAGTCGGTGTCCACCAAAAAGATACCAAACTGGTTAATCGCCTGTTCAGTTTGGGTTTTTAACAACGCTTCTAACGCCCCTAAACTTTCTACAGTACTGCGTTGATTTAAGGTCGCCATAAATTCTTCAAGGTAATCCCCTACACTGGTCAAGCCGACTGCTTCCAACGTACTCGCCGCTCGAATAAGGTAATCCCCGTGTTCAGGTGAGGTGGTTTGATTCAAAAAGAATCTCAGTTCTTGAAACACAATGTAGTTCCTTCAGTTAAATGTTACACATTTACGTAATCATAAGAAGAGGCTAACGCATCAAACATTACGTAATAGTATTTAAAAAATAAGGCTGTATACGATGAGTAAAAAACAGAATGTGTTCAACGGTCGCAAAAACAAGCGCGACCAAGAAGTAACAGTGAGACCTTCGAACGGTAAAACACCTGACCGCCTGTGGGACGACCTCAACACTGTCTACTTGGAATGTTGTGCCGTTAGCACCACCCCGGCCACCACACTACCGCTCATTAAAGACGTCGAGTTGGTAGAGAAAGTTGAAAACAAACAGGAGCTGATCGAATCAGCCGGAATGCTTTCGCGGGATGCTAAAGAGTACGCTGAGCGATTGGAAGCAATCCATTCAAAGCACAAAGAATTCAGCGGTAAAACCAATTCTCCAGAAGAAATGATGTTCGCGATGCAGCTGGGCGAAGAATATCAAAATTGGCTGGAGTCATATCAAACCGTTGTTTTGCCGACAACTAACAAAATCTTGGCCATGTTTGAATATGCCAAGAGCGGTCATGATGAGGACGTTTCAGAATGAGTAAACACGACGATCGGGACGAAATCAACCTTGGTATGGAAGAGGTTGAATTAGAAGAAGAAACTGTGGAAGAAGAGGAAGTCTCGGGTCCTCAGGACGATGTTGAGTCTGAAGCGGAAGAGGAGATGGAAGAAGAGGGTGGCTCACCCAACACCAATCCCAACGTTGAACTCACTCGCCCCTGCACGGGTCCTTCTAAACACGACTTCTCACGTACAAACGAACACCTCAATATTCTGAATGGTACCGTTGAAGACCTGAATAACCTGGCAGCTTCTTTACCTAATATCGATATCACTAAAGGTAAAAAAGCCGCCGACTGGATGGCCGCAATTGAAGAAGGTACCAACTACCTGATGCGGGGTAATGCACTCCTGTCAACCCTGACGAAAGAATTGACACAGTGGAAACAGGTTGTTGAAACTGAAGCGGGTGACTTGGCGGCTGGTCGTCCACGACTGTCAGCCAATTCAGGTGGTGGTTATCTGACGGGTGAACGCGCCCTGATGAAGGCCTCGGCGTTACTGGGCTTGGGTGCGATTGTTCAGATTCCGCTTTGGCATACAGGTATTTGGGTTAGTATTAAAGCCCCGCAAGACGGTGCGCTGTTAGAGATGCAGCAGAGACTGGCCAACGAAAAGATCACCCTGGGACGTATCACCAACGGGATGATCTATTCCAACACGTCAGTCTACGTCACTAGTTACTTGGTTAACTTCGTACTGCAGCACGTCTACGATGCCACTGTGAAAGACATTTCGTCTGATCACCTCAAGAGCATCATTGATGTTCGTGACATCCCCACCCTGATTTGGGGTCTGGCCTGTGCAGTGTACCCTAACGGTTACCCCTATGCCCGTCCTTGTGTGAGTAAGAACGGTGAGTGTCAGGAAGTGGTGCGTGAAACACTCGCGTTGTCTAAACTGTCCTGGACGGATAACCGCGCCTTGACTAACTGGCAGCGTAAACACATGACCAAACGGAACACGAAGGCGTCTGAAGAAGACCTTAAGCGTTACCGTGACGAACACATCCGCAGTGGTCAGCGCCAGGTTAATATCACTGACGAGCTGAAAGTAACCTTGGAAGCTCCGACGATCTCCCAGTATGAAGACTCCGGTTTTTCATGGGTAGACGGCATTGTGCGGATGTTGGAAGACTCGCTCAATGTGTCACTCCAGGGTCAACAGCGTGATACGTATATCAGTGACCAGGCCCGTTTGACCAGTATGCGTCAGTACGCACATTGGGTTTCAAAAATTGAACTGGGTGACGAAGAAACCGGTGATGACCGCGACACCATTGAAGAGCTGGTGGGTCTCTTGTCCTCTGATGAAACTATTTCCGATTCCTTCTTTACTGAAATTGGGAAGTTCATTGACGACTCTACGGTTTCGTTGATTGCAATCCCGAAATACACGTGTCCGTCCTGCGGTACAGAACAATCCGGTGACGATAGCAAACACCCCTTCTTGATCCCCATTGATGTTGCTCGGGTTTTTTTTACCCTACTCGACCAACGCATCAACAGGGGCCTAGCAAAATCGCGGATGTAAGACTCAACCTAGACAATGATGACGGTCACGTTGTCAATGCACGGTTTGGTTTATCCAAGGTCGGTGTTCGAGGGGAGTTAGACGAATTAATCGGGTCTGTGGAAAAGTTGGATTCCATTTCCGCACAGCTTGTATTGGGTGAGATTTATGACACCGAGTACGAGATATGTGACCACGATGAACCTGGTCGCTCCCCGTTATCGTTGGTCGGGTTCCAGACAAAAGAAAACTACGCGGACTATGGTCCTTTACACCACATGGTGTATCGGTATCGTTTTTACGATGTCTATAAGCACTTTGGTCTGTCATTGACCGACTTTTTAGAACTCCCACGGGAATACACCGAATTGATATTCGATGTTATCTCCCATGAAAACCAGAAAAGTTCTAAAGACGTCGATGATGTCATGAAGGACATACGCGGGGTAGGTAAGAAATGACTATAGTGTACTGTGGGGAGGGTGACCTTTTCAAGAGCGATTGTCAGACCCTTACCTGTCCTGTGAATACCGTGGGTGTGATGGGGGCCGGTCTGGCGTTAGCCTTTAGGAATAGGGTACCTGGTTTATTTGAGTTCTATCAGGAAGCGTGTAAAGAAAAGCGTTTTAAAGTGGGAGACCTTCTAGTGTTCCCCATACCCGATACCGATAAACAGGTACTTTTATTCCCCACCAAAGCGTATTGGAGAAACCCATCCAAGATTGAATACGTGGAGAGTGGTTTAAAAACACTTAAAGAACAGTACAAAGAGCTGGGAATAAAGTCTCTGGCGATGGTCCCCATAGGGTGTGGTCGAGGTCAATTGGATTTCATACGGTGTGTGAAGCCGCTGATTTACCATCACTTGAAAGAGCTAGAGGTCGATGTTTCCATCCTCATTTCAAAAACCTATTGAAGGTGCAGTAATGGCGATAAAAATCAATTTGGTAGGTTTGGCTAAGGGAATTCAAAACTTCTTCGCACCTGAACACAAAAAAGGATGTGTACGTTATTCGGGTGAACACACGGAGAAACCTGTAGTCAACTGGGGGTGGTGTACACAGCTCGTTCACAAGGATGATAACTTCATTGAGTTTTATGACGCAATGGGTGAGTTGTGGTATCAGAGGTTTTCCATTGATTGGGGGGCGGTGTCCCACATCAAAGACTTGGATCACGAAATACAACTTCTCTACATTGTCTGTCACGAATTCAAGAAGGATCGTTGTAAACAGATCGCCTTCTACGCCAGAACAGGGGATTACGTCACCGTGCGAGGGATGGAGAACTCCACGGGCGAGGTGTGGAAAATACTGATGGTGAAAAACCGATTGACCAATTGGACCCTTCGGAAGATTTATCAATCAGTACGACTCTAAGGGGAGGAAACTCCCCTTTTCTTTTCTATACCGTTTTAACTTTTTTTCAGATATATATTACTTAAGTGAATTAACCCAGGTCCTAAGGAGAACCTTAACCATGTTTATAATTATCAGAATCTTTTTTAAGTTGATACTAATCGCACTTCTCTTCCCAATTTGGTTCCTTGTTACCAGGAAAAGGAAAGAAGTAACTGCAGAAGTCGACTCGACCAAACTTTCCCAGGAAGAGTATTGGGAACATGAGGCGACATTGGTCTATCATCAAATTAAACAAAAACTTGAAGAACTGGTCTTAAAGGATTGTCTGTATTCGGATGCGAAAACATCGGGTGTCGGCGACCAGTACCTCAGAGAGTTATCAGGTAGCTGCGAAAAAATAATAGACGATTTAAGGTCGAACATCATCTGGATTAAGTGGGCACTTAACCAACATGAATCAGAAATGTCACCTGAGACCTCCATTTTTTAAAGCAGATGTACACGTCGATCCGCAAAACCCTTAAACATCGTAATAACCACATAAATTATATCAAGGGTTTTGTGAAGCAACACCAACAGTGACCCGGTCGAATGAAGATTTTAAAGGACAAACACCATGTATTATTACGAAGGTGAATTGTACGGCAGTCAATCCGGCAATCAATTCAATCAAGAGTCAGAGATTCTACTCTTAGAATCTCTTTTAAATGAAGAGAGTTTTCAACTACTGGATTCCAGGGACTACCCAATAGTTGTGTATGGTGAAAAAGGGGACCTGTTGGCAGGGGCGACTGTGGTTTCAAATGAGCCCGCCCTGTTTATTAATAGCTTTTTCCTCGAAGACTTTATGGTGGACCCAGAAGAAGGTAAGATTAGATTGGAGCACGTGTTGTTCCATGAATTTGTTCACATAGAACAAATTGAGTCTAAACGATTAGTGATAGATTCGGGGACTGGGATAGTCATTTGGGAAGGGAAAGAATTCGAATTATGTGCGAATTCTAAAACCCTACAATACTTTGAACAGCCATGGGAAAAAGAAGCGTATACCAGAGAACTCCAATATACGGTCGACAAGGGTTTGGTCCCCTCTTTTGAAGAGGGATGGGAGGCGCTTCTGGCACAATTTAAATGAGTCCCTCACGGGGCTCTTTTTTTTTTCACCTAATAGTATAGAGTTTTTATTTTTTTGTTTTTACAATAAAGGGTGAAGATAATGGAGTTGGAAGGGTTAACGCTTTCAATGGAAGGTCGAGAACTTTTAGATTTGTCAGGTGATGACGCAGTGGGTAATAGCGCTTACATTCTTTTGACTGACACTAAGACTCGGTTCTCTAAACTCAGTAAACTGATCACAGAAGCCCCCTATAACCACGTCTCCGTGGCGTTTGACCATTCCCTTAAGACATTATACACGTACGCGTTAATGAACGCAAACGGGATAAAAGGGGGTCTTAAACAGGAAACCTGGGAAGAGTTAGAAGGGGCCAATTACTCACTCTATGAAATCAAAGTGGGGATAGCCACTCTTAACAAGATGAAAAGTCGTGTTAAGGAACTGGAAGAGAATGCAGGTAACACCCGTTATAACCATTTAGGGTTAATCAATGCCGTCTTTAAAAAAGAGTTATTCTCTTCTGACAAAGACAGTGTGATGTTCTGTTCACAGTTTGTGGTTGAACTCTTACGGTTCTCTGGGATAGAACTGTTTGAAGGTAAGTCCTCCAGTGTCATTACTCCGTATGAGTTAGTGAAAAGTAAAATCTTGCGCTTTGTTAAACGCGGTAAAATTAAACGAGGTTAACTACGATGTATACCAAATTGTTTTTGATCGGTTGGTTCGCACCCCAGGTTATACCCATGTGCACATTGGCATATCTTTATTCGCTACAGAAATGACGTGCAGGAGTTCCCGTAAAGGGGGCTCCTTTTTTATGTCGATTTAAAACATTTTCAAGTATATATTACTCGAGTGAATAAACTACAGTAGAAACTATTCTGTTGTAGTAAAAAACCTTAAAGTTCTTAGGAGAACTATCATGATCGGATTTGACATGCATATGGCTGGCCTCTCTAAAGAAGTCAGCAAACTCGTTGCGCTTAACGGCAAGAACGCCGTGGCGTATAAAGATATTTTGGTGGTGGGTAACGGGGATTATGCCTCCGTTGCTCAAGTGGGAGATCACTTTTATCTTATCATCCAGACTGCATGTCACCAGACTGCAGTCCTCTTGGACGATGAGGGGTACGGAAGTATCCCATGTTCCACCAATAACGTGGTGGACCTATATGAGCTGAAGGGTTCTTCCTACTTGGAAGGGCTCGAAATTATCCATGCCGTCTCCATGGAAGAGGCAATGAAGTCTTTCAATTTACCCTGGTTACACGAAAGCCTGTATCAGGCTTGGGTTGACCTGGATAAGCGTTCAGGTGGATTTCGTTCTTCAGGTGCTAATCTTGTGGGCATGGACGAAGGCGACTACGATCAGATGTTTCAGGAAGTCAGTGCGTGGATTGAATCCCACGCACTTTTTCTTGATGCGGCGTAATAGAAAAACACCCCCTTAATGGAGGTGTTTTTTTTTTTGGTCATAAATTAGAGAATGCGACCCCTAAAAAAGGATCGCATTCCCGGCGACTGTGTTTTTAATTCACAGTCTTTTCAAAGTCTTCTAATAGTGTATTAAAGTTAGGGGCTTTATAAAGGTCGCAAACAATTTCGACAGCATTTACAAAACCTGCGGTGAGGTTAATTCCTGCCATCCTCTGGGTTCCGTGTAGGGTACCAGAAATTTTACACAGTTCGCGGTAGGTTGTTTCTCGACTAATGTTCAGTATCAACTGGACATTGGGGTAGGTTGACACGATCGTTCTGTCCAGGCCAGTCGCTACACTGACCCCGGTGTGCTAGGTCACCCGCCCTGAGTTTCCCCAGGGACCAGACTATATCTTCTTCCTCCACGAATGTGGGTAGGAAGCTCTCCGTTTGGGGCGGCCAAACACTTGCCGCTCTACGCCGTTAGGCTAGTCGTTGAACTCATCCCACTGCCTAGGCATAGAGGGACTTCGCTGCGTCGGTTGCCCAATCGCGTGACGTTTTTACCGTGCTCACCACTTCCATTACTGGGGCGAGTATTACAGTGTGTTTCCACCTGTAAGGGGTAGTCACGCGCTCTAAGGGGTTTCCCGCAATTAGGAGAGTTTCACTCAGGTCTTACAACCTGAGGGGACTTAATAATTCAAATCCAGATCTGCTACATGGACGCGACAGTGTGAGCGCACGTCAGGTAATTCTTCGAGTAAAGGGAGACCGTTATCCACAGTCAGATGGCTAGGTAGGGTAACTCGTTCTGTCCAGACAGTTCGCTACACTGTCCCGGCTTGTCTCGGTTACCCGAGCAGCCCGCTGTACGTTTCCGCACAGTCCAGACTATATCTTCTTCCTCCACGAATGTGGGTAGGAAGCTCTCCGTTTGGGGCGGCCAAACACTTGCCGCTCTACGCCGTTAGGCTAGTCGTTGAACACACTCCGTGGTTGACTACAGTCGACGGTAGGAGCTTCGCTGCGTCGGTTGCCCAATCTCTGTGAGTTTTTACCATGTCCCTTGGAAATATTACGCCAGGGGTTTTACAGTGTGTTTCCACCTGTAAGGGGTATCACAAAGCTCTAAGGGGTTTCCCGCAATTAGGAGAGTTTCACTCAGGTCTTCCAACCTGAGGGGACGTTACTAATAGTTAAAGTTTCAAAACCCACTACGTTTAATTCATCCAATTTTTTAGACCTACAACCTCAGCGTCTAACTCGTGAACCATGTCATCACTACAAGAAGAAGGTACCAGACCGCGATCTCGGCAGAAGAAATAAAGGTCATCTACCAACCGTCTAGGTTGTGAGTTAAAAATAGTGTATTCAGAGGATTTGGACTGTGTGGAGATGATCTGAGAAAGGTCTTTGGTTTTCTCATCCAATAACTCGACACCGATACAGTCAAACAAGTTGTATATACCGTATTCGATTTTATAGTCACTCTGCATGACTTGGTGCCACTTCAGTCCTGTAAAGGCGTCTGCTTCCTCAAACTTAAGTTTACCCAACTTCAGGTGTTTATTCAAAATAGCATCCAAAGCATAACTGGTTTCGTTTTGCTTCGCCATGCGTATCCGTTTATAGACACACATTGAGTCAATCAAGAAGAACGTGGCTGGACACTCGGCTACATGCCAACGCTCTGCTGGGTGTATGGTCATTACCTGACCACTCGCGGTTTGTTTCTTAGACGGTCCTTGTTTGTATTTGAAGAAACGAAACTCTGGTGGTACAGAGGGGTCACTGAAGACTTCAGCGGGATCGTACCCAGCATTCACCAGTGTTTGTGTAACACGAGTAATATCAAAGTCAATGTTCCAGATAGAAACAAAGTCAGGCTTCCATTCGTGTGCGCGCTTGAACGCTTCGATGACACCGGTGGCAGGGTCATTGACCACCATCACTTCTAGTTCGATGTTTCTTTTTTCTTTGTATTCACCCAGATATTCTTCAAACTTCTGGTGGAGTTTCTCCACCGGATTAATCGTAGAACCCAGAAAGAATTTGGTCACCGCCAAGAAGGCTTTATTTTTAAACGTCAGCGCCATGTAGATAGGTTCGTTGGTCCCATGGACAACGTCGGTTTCAATGTCGAATACCGCCACACGGTTATCAGACACACACGTAGGCCACTTGTCCCGATACATCTGCTTGATCAGGGTCGGTGTGGAGATGTCAGCACCATACAAGTAGGGGTTGCGCCCCGCCACTCGTATACCGCCGTTAATTTTACCGCGACCGAGTGCGCGGGAGATACGATCCAACAATTGATTTTGTTGACATTCAAACTTCTGAAGGCGGGACAATTTCTCCCACTCTTTCTTTTCGGTGTGATTTCTGTGCAGTTCGCGAGTAATGTAGAAAGGGCGCTTGTAGTTTTTAAAGAACCTCAGGTTAGGGACCAACTCACCATCTTTTGTGTGGATGACTTCTTTGACCACCACCAGGTCATCTTGTGACATAGGGTCTTTAGAGTTTACATAGACCGCATGTTTACATTCCAGACCTTTTATGTTTTCCTTTGGCACGGGATTGCTCATTGTTTTACCTCTCGTTTTAACTCACCTTCAGTGAACTATAAAATGGTACTGGTAAGTTTTTAAATATTTAGACAAAAACGACCGGTATTGGTATGAATGCATTCGTTAACTTTTAGATTTTAAGGAATTCCACATGAAGCTTCCAAAAGGCCTCTCACGGGGTTTTGAGGCTATATCCCACCAAGGTTCGAGTCTACTGTTTAAAGAGCTTACAATCGCTATTACAGAGCTTACAAGTACCCTACCGATTACACCGAGCCGGATGAAGAAGTCAGGTATCGAAGAAATCGTTCGGAAACGTACAGGCCTCTCGATCACCCTTAAAATGGATAACAGCCCACACCCTAATGCGTATGTTTATCCACCGGACATCGATAAAAATAACCCAATCGTTAATTATTTTTGGGCCGCTTACGGTGCAGTGACCAGTAAGGATTCACTCAAACGGATCAAGAAAGAAAAGACCACCCTTAAAGGTACGATTGATCTTAAGGGGTCCACTGTATCGGGTTTGTATTCTGAGGTTAAGTGTAAAACCTTTTTAACGAAAGGTCTTTTGGAATCAGGACAGTTTGAACCGGGTGAAATAGCAGGTATCCTTTTACACGAGTTGGGACACCTGTTCAGTTACTTCGAGTACCTGGAATTCAACCTGACCACGAACACAACCCTCCAGGCCGCCATGCACCAGTATTTCGATGCAGAAGGGTCGGTGCGTAAACACGAGATTATCACCGAAACCCAAGCAGCGCTGAATATTGAATTGGATGACCCGGACGCGTTGATCAATGTGCGTAATCGTGAGGTCTTCCAAACTATCTTGTTGCGTGAAGCGGTGCGTCAGAATAAGTCTACACTGGGTTCCGGTATTTACGACTATACCGCGTGGGAAGCGGCCAGTGACCAGTTTGCTGCTCGTCATGGTGCTGGACGTGAGTTAGTGACCGGTCTGGATAAAATGTTCAAGATGTACGGTTCGCCTGCTCACCGTTCTACCGTCAAACACGTCATCTTCAACGGTTTGACTTTGTTGTTGTTCTTGGGAGCCCTTGGTATTGGTTTCTTCCCAGTATTACTGGTGTTGTTCATTAACCCCGCAATTAAGATATACGATCCTGAGACTACCCGCATTAAACGCATTCGTCAGGAACTGGTTGCTGGTTTGAAAGACCCGTACCTGGATGCAGAAACCAAGGAAAAGATCAGCACGGACGTGAAAGCCATCGACAAAATCATGGAGCCGATGAAAGACCGCCGCAGTTGGTTGGAATTCTTCCACACGTCCATTATGCCTAAAGGTCGTAAACAATACAGTCAGCTGCAATTCCAGAAAGATCTGGAGAGCATGGCGAATAATGACCTCTTCCTGGCAGCTGCCCGTTTAGAAACCCTTAACGTTTAACTTAAAAGAAAAGGTGAAAGAATTATGTCCAATATCACTGAGGTCATCAAAGGTCAGTTACAAGACCTGAATGTAGAAATGGTTGACCGCGCCCACGCCCTGTCTTACATTACGGCACGTGCCCTGGGTATGCATTTTACACTCCCCACCAGTAAAGTGGAAAACCCCTATAAGTTCTTCCGGGATACCCACCAAGTAACCTTACACCGCCTGGTGAGTGAAATTAACGAAGAGTTGGTTGTGGATGTCGATGAAGTTGAGTCCCTCGTACTTAAGTTGTGGTTGGTGCGTTACCGTTTAGTTCACGAGCCTCATGCGGTTCAGGTACGTGACCTACTGACCAACCTGGTGCGTAACGGGGTATCCGATATCCCACAGGTATACACTGACATCGCCAATAAGTACAATGGGTTTGAGTTAGCAGTGTTTGCTGGTGAGTACAATACGGTTGAGGAGTAATATCCAATGTCTTTAACCATCACAGTTGAAGAGTTTTCTAAAGAACTGGATTTGATGGATGAAGAGGAACAGCTGGCTTCTTTGGAAGCCAGCGTTTGTGACCTTCATGCCACAATGGAACATATGCTCTCTATTGAAGGTGTCTCACGCAGTATGGTAGAGGCCCACTCGGAGGTTGTAAAGGTCCCTGGTGGGTTAAACGGTTTCACTACTAGTCCGACCAAGGTTAATTATGAAATCGCCTTAGAAGCCCTTGAAGACCACTCCAACGCGATTATCGGTGCTATAATTGTTTTGATCGGTGCGATTCTGGCTAAAATCGTGGGGTGGTTACTGGATTTATTCCTGAACAATTCAAAAACTCAGGATAAGGTGGACCAGGTTTCTAAGAACACTGGTGCGGTTTCAGACTCCACTGAACGAGTAGTGGATGCTGTTGAGCCGGAAATCCGCCGGGAAGTTCAGAAACAATTGGACCCGGTTAAAGACCAGTATCAAAAGGAATTTGATTCGATGTTTAATCGATTTGCGGAAGGGGTGGTATTACGTGAAGGGTTTCATCGCGCGTTGGTGTCATTAGCCGAACCGATGTCGTATGAAATCAATCTGGTGAATGAAGCCATTGACATGTACATCAAGTCATTGAAGGAAGCTGAACGCTTTGTTCCTTCTGGACTTAAACATGACCTTCGGATGCAGGGACACCTTTCCCGGTTCAATAGCTTGATTGATGAACCTGTTTTACCGCGTCTCCAGAGTGCTTTTGCTGACCTGTATCCAGGTATCGAAAAGATTGACAGTGAAGAAGAATTCTTCCGCATCCTTAAACAGCACTACGTAGAGGAAACCGAAGCGCCAGCCAAAGAACGGGACATTGATTACTACCGTGGACTACACAGTGGAGGTCATTGGGAACCGTACGACTTTAAAACCACGAACAACCACAGTGAACTGGAGAAGCTGAAGAAGCGGGTTGATTCACTGAAGTCGGTGAAGTCGTTACAGTTAACCTCGATTCCGGTTGAGACAGCTGCTAAAAATGCCATACGGTCGATTAAAGGTCGTATCGCTGGATTACAACAGTATTATGACCTGATCGATAAGTCGTTTAAAACGGAAGGTAAGATCATGGCACTGTTGGGTCGTTACGTTAATGCGCGGTTCAACAAAGTCTCCAGTACAGTAACCAACTCAGACGACGTTAAGGGTAAAGAAACACTGAAACGTGAACAGGACAACCTGAAGCGTAAAGTGAAGAAACCTTAAACTATGAGTATACTCAAAAACCAATAAAGGTAATTTAAAATGTTTGAGATAATGTTACTCTCCGGTACAGCCGGAGGGAAAGGAAAAGGAAAGGGTAAACAGTTGGGACTCTTTAACCGACCGATTATAGCCAGTGACGGAGGTGTTGACTGGTACGGGGAGGTTTCCAGTGTTGATTTAATTGATGGCGTTAGTTTAGCCAGCCTAATTGGATTAACCGAAGGAATAGCTCAACACTCGGATGCAGGCTGGCTACACGTAGGGCTGGATGGTCAGGAGTTATTAATCGCAAAGCGTCCTTTGCGGTATAACCTCTCTTGGGACAGTATTAACGCTGTCAATGCGGTGTACGGAAACCGTACTGTGGAAATAAATGGACAACAGTATAAAGTCAGACTTCCTAAAGGGGCGAACAGTGACCCTACCTCCACAGATACAGGCTTTGACGTTCCCCACTCGCATGGCTCCGAGTGGAACCGTATTTTCTATCGCTTAACCAACGACACCTACCTGGACGATCGGAATACCAAAGCGTCTGAAGAGCCCTTTACTCACTTAGCCCGGTATTCCGAAGCAGACTTAATTCTCGATTACCGGGTTCCCGAACCTAACGGGAGTTACAGCTGGTGTCAAGAAACGATGGGGAGCTACCGCGTCATTCGCGGTGCCCTTGGTGTTTCGCACTTGGGTAGGCTTACTCCTTCGACTGTGTCTTCGAACCGCGGTTGGCGTCCCTTCCTGGAACGCGTCAATTAATATACTTTAGGCATTTATAAAATTCGCGTTCCCTAGTCCCGCACTCTTACCCCCTTTATGGGGGTAAGGAAGTGGGCTAGACGTTATTGGATTTGGGTCTTACAAGATGAGTAAATTAGTCATTGTCATAGAACGTTTAACCACACTTTTTGAGAAAGTGTATAAAACAATGGTGAATTGGCCAAAGCGGGAGATAACTGGCTTTCAATACATGGTTAAGGAAAAGTTTGTAAACACCACAAAGAGTAAAAAAGAATTAAATAGTTTTAAAATGTCTGTGGAGTCCAGTTTATCCTTTATGTCTTTAGGGGAGTTAGGCGATTACAAATCGCTATTGGAAAACGTTTTGGACGGAACCAAAATTTCATTTGATGAACTAAAATGCCCACATAAATAGAGAGTCTCCCAAACGGGAGACTCTCTTTTATACCGTTAGACTTCGTGGCGGATGAACATGACCTCGATATCATCTTCTACCGCTAACGTGTTATCGGGTAAAGACACTAGTCGTTTCTTAACCGACAGTCGTGCAGAATCGTCAATTACCGTTACAGCCTGGTAATCTTCAGACCCCCCTAGCCCTTTAACATCCACCGCTATGACATCGTCCCCAGAACTAGCGGTTAGCTTAGAGACAATGTCATTGATGGTCACTACTTTACGTTCCAGTGTTTGTGAGATGGTTTCAGTCGCCATCTGACTTAACACGTTACGTAACTCAATGTTCGCATACCCTGTACGGGTTAAATAGAATGTGACTGAGAAGGTTTGCTCAGCCCGTATAACCACTTCAGACCCTTCCTTGACAATAACTTTGATGTCACCCTGTGTGTCCTGTGGGTAAAAGAACATCTCAGTTTGTTCCAATAAGTTACTGGAGACACGTCGTAAGTCTTCTGTGAGCCATCCCACCAATACATTGGGTATAGTTTTCTTATACGTACTAGAAACAGACTCAGTAGCAAAGTAATAATTACCCTCCACCATCAGAAGGTCAGTCTGTCGAACCAGTTTACGTGGAGACGCAATTACAGGTTCACCTTCCGTATCCAGTATAACATCCCCTTTAAGGTGTGAATACACCTGATTGCCGTCAGGGTCTAAAATAGGGTCCCCTTCAGCATGTAAAAGGTTATAGACGACATTCCCTCCCGAATCCAATTCAATTTTTATCAGACCGGTTACAGGATCTCGTTCATAAATGTTTTCTGAATACGTCGCAGGAACATCCGCTTCGTAACGCAGGTACTCGTAACTACCGACCACGGTACGGCTATTGGACCACAAAGTATCCAAATGCCACCCAAACCGAATCCGGTACCGTTCATGACTGACCCCTATGGCCTCCCCAGGGATCAGAGAGTCATCCAGAACACGGTCAATGTCAGACGGTTTCATATCCGCTGTACTGTAGTCCGACACCCCTAAGACTAAGTCAAAGTCACCCAACAACGGTGTAGCCATCGGTTTTAACACCTGACCGAACATCTTGAAGTTAGTCAGATACAGACCATTGTCTTTGTCGATATCAAAGTCCGTTTTTAAACTGAACTTGTATACCCGTTCACCATCGTCGCGTTTACCGACTAGTTCACCATTTAGGTAAGCACGAGACCCTTCATTCAGCGGTGTGAAATGTAATTGAGCAAAGACACGTGAGTCATCTAACTCTTTTACAATGACGCCTGTTTTTGTCACAACAAACAAGTCAAACCCGTCAGCCGTCTTTTCGATACTGTAATCCCGTGTACCGATCTCCACTCCCACAGTGTCGTTTTCAGCAATGAATACTTTACCGTCGACTTTAGGGTTCCCTAAATAATAGGGTCGTGAGTCAAACCCGTTATTAGTAGCATCAAAGACGTAATGGAAAGGTGAGTATAAGTACCGCGCTCGATTAACCTGATTGGCAACGACATCTATCGGTTGCCCCAAAAGAGTGTCCTTCTCGACATCACTCACTAACCGGACCAATCCCCCCAAATTTGAGTAGAGCGTTTCAGGTAACAAGGTAATGCGCTGACCATTGTCTTTAACCGTGGAAAGGTTAACCAGATCCTCTACTTTAAACGCGACCGTATTAATAGAACACGCTGCACCTGTAACGACACTGTTGTTATTCGGCTTAGGTAACCGCCGTGTGGCCAGGAAGATGCGGTTGGTTACCGTATCCACGTTTTTAACCACGTCATACCCCAGGTCATTTAACAAGTTACCCACTTGAATATTGGTGATGGGGAGATTGCTGTTACCAAACGCATTATTCAGTACACGCTCACGCAGTTGCTCAAACGTCAGTGCTTTAGAACCCCCAGAGACGTGTGCATCGGAATAAATAGCCATCGTAGTGAACGCACCCAAAGGGGCACTGAATGTGGACGCACTGACATCCCCGTCTAAGTCTACCCAGCGCACACTGAAGCTTTCTGGTGCATAGCTACTAAGAATTAGGTCCAAGGGACCTTTTGTGGTGTAAACGTCAATGCGTAATTCACGGTTCATCAAACGGGTGGTCTGATACACCTGTGGGATCTTGACTTGTAACGTTCGATTGAAGACCTTCAAAACGGCCGTAGGTTTTAATGGATCAAAAACCTGTTCAGTGTGGGTGGTTAAAATCTCTTCCCAACTGCCGTCTGGTTTGGAGTAGTACACTCGACAGTAGTAAAAGTCGTCAGGGAGTTCATACGTTTTGGAAAAGACGCTGGCAGGCGTCATGTGTCCATAATACGTATTGATTTTGAATTGAAGGACCGGGGTACCGATGCGGATAAAGTCCACTTTATTCAGTGTGACAATATCCCAGTCCACCACGTTGGAGGGCAAGACCTGTAAAGGTGAAGGCCGCTCAACGTCATACACGATCTGAAGTCCACCGTGTGACATAATGCGTATCTCAATCGGGTATTGCATCGTAAAACTGAAACCCGCCACAGTGAATTCAGTGTTGCGCGGAATTACCATCTTACGAATGTCACCAACACCCGTTTCCACCGCTTTAGCGTAAACCTCCTCTTTACTTAAAAGAAGATAGAAGGGGGCCGTCGTTGGGGTAGCAAAGCGGTTGACATGATCTTTATCCGACATATGTAGATAAAGGTCTTCTTCCGTCAATGCCATTACAGCGTACTGTTTACGGAGAGTCGCTTCGTCATTGAGCATACCCGCTGCAGCAAACGACGCGGCCGATTCCAAAAGGAAAACAAACGGGTTACTGGAGTCAACCACCAAACGCTCGCCATTGGTAACTTCTTCTAGAAGGTCTAACGCTGCACGTTGAATCCCAGAAGGGTTAAAACGTACCGCGTCTATCTTTTTGACTATGGGGTGTAAGTCAGACATTTCGTTTTCCTAACACTTTAAAGGGTTAAGGTAGATCATTTACCTAGGTATGTGTTGTATTCTTCCTGCCAGGCAGCGTAGCGCTCAGGGGGCACCCACCACTCTAATTCGAATGTTTCAGGGTTGATGCGAGGATACCCTTCACGGTTAAAGTAGTTTAACTGATACGGCTCTAACCGGACGTAGCGTGCCTGTGAAGGGAATTGCATTTCTGTATGATTAAGACTAACCGTTGCGTTAAACTCTTCTATCAACACGGGGTCATTGTAGTCTGCCCCAATACACTTAAACGGGACAGAGATCTGGTCACTGTCACCATTAAAGACTTTATCGCTGGAAAAGTTAAACGCCGCACCGATTGAAGATGCAATAGGGAAGGCTGCTCCACAAGCGGCTATCTTCTGAACGAAACGGCGTGTGGGATCTAACACCAAACGGTAAATGCGCGTCTGGTAATCGATACGGTTGTCTTTTATAAACTCAGGGTATGGTAAAATCGTGCCGTCATACACGTTGGCCATGTAGTGTAACCACGTGTTAAACAACAATGTTATAGGGTCACCTTCAATATTGCGAAAGCTCACTTGTATGTCAAAGGTCTCATGGAGTTTAGTGGTACCGTCCGCCATACTCCATGCTTCCCGATAAATACCAGGTTTAGAGGTATAGGTGTCCATGGCCAAATCAGGCCACCCTGACATTGAAAGAATGTTATTTGATAACAAGGGTATAAATGGGTTGAGGTTATCCACCAGCGGTGAATCGGTCATCTCTAAACCATATTCCCCTATCGCCCCCTTTGGATCGAGGTACGCACGTATCGCACGTTGATACGTTTGCTTGTTATCTGTGAGTAAAGGGGTGAGTTTACGGACCTTAGCGATGTTATCGTATGACAAATTCAACAATGGGCGGGTAAAGAAAGTCAGCCCGTAACTGTCACGGTTCGCCGGTAGTGCACTCCCTGTGCCTCGATGGTCAAAGCCGAGTAGGTTATTGGTCGCCGTGGTAGTGAGGTCACCTAGACCACTCAATCGCGACACTCTATCGACATCGTCTTTATATGGACTATTTGCCGTTTTTGCCATTTTGTTTACCTTCTATCGAGGATTTTTATGAGCATGTTAAAAGAAATCACTACCGGGATTGATATGGCCGGTAAGTTGGCAGACACTATGCGTGCTGCTAAATCGGACTCGCTGATTGAGTATACACAACCCGCCCGTGTGGAACCCATTGTGTTGATGGACCAGAAGGTCGTGGGTCTTCCTTATACTGGGGACGTGATGCAGTCTTTGACTTCACTCTTCAGCGGTTACTACCTTCAGGCGGTTGCGCTTTCAGTGAATGTGGGACGCGTTGACGTCATCAAACTGCTGGATAAATTGAACCCGAAACGTAGCCCTATGGATAACTTGGCAAACAGCCAATACGTTACTGATGGTGTGAGTAAGGTAGTGGGTAGTTTAGAATCCGCCCAAAGTTATGCGTTCAAGCTCCCGGTGCCCGGGGAAACTGTCTCCATTGAAGGTTTCAGTTTTGAAGCAGCGGAGGACGACGCCTCCAGCGGTCACATATCCGGTCAAGCTATGCGTTCTCAGCAACTCCTCCAGGAGATGACAAACCTGTCGGTGGGTAAACTTCTGGAAGTCGAAGTGGAGGACGGTGGTAAGCGTGCCGTGTTCCCCATTTCCGTACGTATGATCGTCAGCGGGATCGGTCCCAAGGAGTTGGTTCATACTTTAAGTCAGGGCAGTAAGAATACTGGCATGAAAGAACGCTATCATCTGTGGCGTTCGGGTCAGCTTGAGTTTATGCGTGACCTCGTAATGTGTCAGGACTTGATCGAGAATCACAAGAACACGCTCCTGAAAGACTCCTCAGGTATCTACGAAGAAATTCGTCGCCGTCGTCGTGGCAATAAACTTTCAGCAATCTTCTCAGCGCAGCCCTCTGTAGCTACGGCTTCTAACATTGTGGTGATGTCAAAAGAAACCGCCAAGAACCTGGAACGTGAAATTGGTGGGCGTTTGAAGGACTTCCGTACACGTGAGAAGATCTTCAAAGAGACGTACACCATGATTATGGTTGTGATTGATCCGGATTGGGATCACGTAACCTTCTATCATCGCAGTATTGAGCTGCCGACTGAACTCTCTGTTAAAGAGCTTCAGGCGACCAACAAGAACAAAGGGCCCGATGTCGCTGAGATACTTAAAGCGTACCAGATGGGTAACTCACCGTCATTCTAAAGGGGAACATAACAAATGAATCTGAAAAAGTTTATCACGTCCATTTTACCATCGTTTGAAAAAGGACGGTTGGTGGAAGACGTTGCTCTGATGAAGACAGAGTTGAACGAAACCGTGGTCCCCCCGTATGCAGAAGCAATGCTTCAGTATAACAACCGTAAACTTCGTGCCAAGTCCACCCAGAACTTTGACCGTGAGTTCCAGAGCGCTGTTAAGAATACCGTTCGTGGTGACTACATCGCTGTGTGTTACAAGGTATTCAAAGACATCAGTGAAAACTACGACGAACTGGAAACATTGGTTAACAAGAACTTCGGTCGTGATGTCAGTGCATCTGGCATGACCTACCTGAAAGGTAACCTGATCCAGTACATGGAAGTCCTTTCGTTTGCTATGCGTTTCTCCCGTCGTTTACTCTCCTGGACATTGGCGGAAGAACTGAAGGCGGTTGATACACAAACCAATTGGGGCGATCCCTTAACCAAGGCCGAGAAAGAGTGGTTCTGGAATAACCGTCACACGTTCTACAAGTGTATGAAAGTGCTGTACACCGTTAAAGGCGACCTGGGTCGTAAGTTGTCTGTTGTACCAGACATGATCATCCAACCTGAAGAAGTGGAGTTGGTAACCGAGTCGGTGGGTCGCGATAAAATCGATCCCCTCCAGATGGGTATCATTCCGATTGCGTTGAACCCCATTTACCACATCCGTATGGCGGTGGCGGAATGGCAGGTATCTCGTCACAAAGCCGCCCAGGAAGAGAAGAAGGCGCTGGAATACCGTCTGTTAGCTCTCAAGGAAGCGAATGAGGGTAAACACGACGCTAAGCTCCAACAGGCTATCGAATACACTGAAGGACGCATTCAGAAGCTTAACCGTAAGCTGGCTGAGATGGAGGAGGACCTGAATGGGTAACGGTGCTTTTACATCCAATGATGCGTTTTACCCCAGAGGCTTTGTGCGTCGCCTACATAACGTTCCTGAAAAGAACAAGTTGGATGGCGATGCCGAGGTAGATCGACTTGTTAAGCTTTATATGACAGGTCGTGTCAACCATCAGAGTTGGGGTTACCGTCGGGAAGTTCTGGAAGCAGCCGTTAGACTCTTCAAAAACTTCCCGTTCTTTTTAGAACAGCAACGTAATAATCCACATTTGTACGGGTATAACTATGAGTTTCTACTGGATACTCTCCGTTACATTGTGACAGGTCACCGAAAGCTCTCGATCCAGGCTTGGAAAGGGTTAATGTCCGAACACATGCCACCCACGAACGACTTTAAGAGTCGAAGTAAAGTGTTGGTGGACGGAAAAGTTTCAAGTTTGGTTAACGCCAGAACTGCAGACGTCATCTCAAAGTGGTGTTCGCATCCGGGTGGGTTTGAAGACCTTCTTCAAACACTGGTGATCATGTTTGGTCGTGTATGGGAGCCGTTACACGAATACGTGACGCTCCACGCTGACTATTTTGATCACAACGGGGATCTAACTGATGCCCGTGGAACTGTTTACAAATAAGAAGGGTATTTTGTAGTATATTCTATGTACGTACATGTACTCATTCCAAAAACGAAAAACGTTTTGCTAACTAGTTAGGAGTTTTAACTCATGAGTAAGTCCCTGAAAAACCTGTTCATCTCCATGGAAGAAGAAGGTAACGACGTCAACCAGACCACTCTGGAAGTGTCTGCAGACAACACAATGGAAGAAGAAGTGGCTGAAGTCACTGAAGCTGGCATCGAAGTGATCGAAGCTGAAGATGACGTTGAAGAACTGTACGAAATCGCTGAAGGTCTGGAAAGTATCGTAGCCTCTCTGGAATCTGCGATCGAAGATGGTGGGCTGGACACCCAGGCAGCTGTATTCATGCAGCACGCTGTAGACGGTTACACTACCCGTGTTGGTATGGAAGCGACTGCAATCGTACCGTCCCTGGAAAGCTTCGGTGGTGCCTCTGGTAAAGCGGCCGCCACCACTATCTCCCTGGAAGGTATCAAAGAAACCATCAAGAAGATTTGGCAGGCCATTAAGAACGCCATCGCCAAAGCAATCGCTGCCGTTAAAAACTTCTTCGCTAAAATCTTTGGTGGCGTCAAGAAGTTGAAAGAGCGATCAAAGGCACTGCGTTCTGAAGTCAAGAAACTCGGTAATAAGAAAGTCAAAACCGATGCGAAGCTGAAAGTCCCAGGCGCTAATACTCTTCGCTTCAACAAGAAAGTCGATGCAAAATCTATCGCAACCGGTATGGATAAACTGGTTCAGGCTTTGGAAAAGAAAGAATTGACTCAAAGTGCCATCACCTACTATGACCAGATCGCAACTGTTCTTGATAAGGGCGAAGAGCTGGCGAAAGATGGTGAAGAGAAATTCATGGCCGCACTAGCCAAGGGTAAAGAATCCATTGCCAGCATGAAGTCTGTTATTAGTCTCGGTTTGATGTCGGGTGACGCTACTTTGGAAGTTGTCAAGACTTCTGAAGAAGGCATTGAAACTGTTGGTATCCCGACCCTCACCAAGGGTAAAGGTGGCGACATCGAAGAGGGTAAAGAAGAGTCTGTACCTAAAGCTGATGAACTGGAAGCCATTTTGAGAGGCGTCGATAAAGTCATCAAGGCGATTGAATCGAAAGACGGTATTGTGAAGAACATTATCACTGCACGCGACCGCGCCATCAAAGCCGGTGATAAACTGGCGCAGAAAGCTGCTGATGGTAAAATTGACCGTTACATCAAAGGTGCCAAAGTTCAAGTGGCCATGCGCATGGCTGCACGCGATGCTGTCCGCCCTGTTACTCAGTTGTCCCAGCACGGTTTTTCTGTTGCACGTGCCGGTCTGGCGTATGTTGACCGCGCCATCAAACTGTACGAAGAAGATAAGTAATTTTCAGATTCTCTTATCTTAACTAGTGTGAGGGGGATTTCCCCCTCACACTAGTGTTATGTCGATTTAAAAAACTTTCAAGTATATATTACAAATAGGAGTAAGAGCGTTCAACCACTATTTAAATATGAATTTGGAGTAAACAAAATGTCTATCAAAACGGAACTCTTCAAAAAAGTGTCTAATTTTTGTGAAGGAAGTGTTTACAATTTTAATGTGGTAAAACCCGAATTAGAACATACAAAGGGGAAGAGTTTACTTAACTGGGTAGAAAAAAGTAAATTTTCAAGTCATCCCATGATATCTGAAATGGGTAAATTGGATATGGAAGGTGAAACGGTTGTCATTTATCACGATTGGTCATTTGATTTCTTTATCAATGGTGAGGGGGAAATCGCTGTCCACGTTAAATTATTTAATCCTGATTTTCACAAATTCATCAAGATGGTTTTCACAAACGACAGGGTAATGAAGCATCTCGCTCGTTATTTAATTGTCCGAAAACAGCCATCAAAATTCTTTGAAATCATCCGTAACTATGAAAGTGGTGATGAAAAACGTTTGATGAAAAAGATTATGAAAATTTTCATAAAATTTGATAACTTGACAGAAGATGAACTAAAAGATTTAGAAACCAAAAAATTGATTAACATTATGGCTTCTGATGAGGCGGATTCGGCGATGGCATTACATTTCGATGAACAGTGTCGCCTCATTGAAGCGCTGGAGAGCCCTGAAGGTACCACTTTGGCTAAGGTGGTGGATAATGACAAGTGAAAACTTGATTAAGATTGACGGTGTTGAGTACCACATTCAACACATAAACAATGAGGAGGTTCGACTTGTCCCGGACTTTCTCATTATAACAGTTCCAGTAGAACTGGAGGAAATATACGTAAAAGAGTTGGGTCTCGAAGGTAAGAAAGTGATGATTTATAAAGACCTTTTCTCTGATAGTTACCTGAAGGACGTGCTCAAAGAAGCTTTCATTGAAGGTAAAGACAATGAGGTCTTTACATACTGCCTGGTACGACATGGTAGTAACTCACACGGTTTCGGGTTCTACCCGTTACCTTTGCTATTCAGTGACGAGTTTACACGCGCTATCGTTGCTGAAGAAAATGGTCGTTCGGCCCCGCCTGAGATCTGGGTTCGACGTAAACGAAAGATCATTATGCGTAGACTCGGGTTGGGTGAGGATGACTTTAACCCGGTAAGAAAGAAACATGTACCTGGCGTGGGTTGGGTATCTGTCCGAAAGTTGTTCAATTGATTAAATTTAAACGCCACGTTTCAAAGGAGAAACACAATGGAAAACTTCAATTTCAATTACGTTTACAATGGCGACAACACAAAAGAAATCCCGTTCGACCCTGAGTGGCGAAACGGGACTGGTTATTTCGACGGGTTGGTTGATGAACCTTTGGACCTGCAGCCCGGTGAATTTGGGCGCAGTTATTGTCCTGATAGTAAACGCAAAATGATCATACAGTCGGTGGGGAAATTTGGTAACATCGTAATCTTCCAACGGTACAATGGGGGTCAGAACGGAGTGCTGGTGTGTAACGCACCCCAGGTGATCCGCTCCATTCTACGTCTCGAAGGTGCTATCAAGGACGACACCGTGGGTCACATTTTCAACCCGGTGAAGTCTTTGCGCCCGCACAACTTGATCAATAAGTTGTGGGGAATCAAATAAGCCCACCGTCAAGTCTCTGAAGCATCAAGCCAGAGCTGATGTGTGGATAAAAAAGAACCCCCTTCGATAGGGAGGTTCTTTTTTTTTGGTATTTAATTACACCGAAGTTTTACACTATGTTAATACACCACAAATTAAACAAGGTAACCATAGTGAAAAATATTACAGATCACCTCGTGGACACCAGTAAAGAAAGTCTCAGAGTTACATCATTCGAAACAGGTCATCGTTACACGGTGTCGGGTTTTTCGACTTATAATAACCGTCAGCGTCTGTTGGAGCCGGTTATCAATTCTCGTGAGGACCTGGACATCCTTTTCCAAGACGGTCCTGTACCCGAGAATGGTGAAAACGGAGTTACGTTGGAGGCGCTTCTTGCAATCTGTAAAGATCGTCTAGAGTATTTCCAATCGGGCAAGTTCCCCTGTAAAGAAAACGCAGTGGCACTTGAACACATAGAGGGCGCACTTAAGTCGTTGAAAGCCCGCACCAGGAATCGACTCGATCGTGGGGTTGAGGGGAAAGAAATAGTTTGAGTCCCTCACGGGACTCTTTTTTTTTATTTTGTGTGTAGACATTAAGCTGATTTTATGAGCGAAGTTTAATTAAACACTACACCAATTGGATAGAGGTAAAACCCATGCCTTCAGTCGTAGTGGAAATCCCAGACACGTACAACGCCATTACGCGCCCTGTCATCATAGAAGTGGCACGGAATTTAATGGAGGTCATGGGACTACCAAATGATACCAGCCTACAGTTTCTGGGTGCCAGTGACAGTGGAATACAGCCAGGGTCTACGTTAACAAAGCCCAAAGAGAATAACTCGTTTCCCCACACTAACAAAATCACCATAGAAGCCAGCGAACAATATATTGAAGACCGTGTTTTAGCTACCGCTGTTAAACGTAAAGAAAACAAAGTCTTTTTCATTGACCCTGAGTTACGGGTTTCATTATACCCTGTATACGTAGGGACTGAAATAACGTTGTCTGTTCGATTCCGTGCACAAGACAGAGTGACGGCTGAACGTTGGAGGGACGAGTTCAGAATACGTACCTCACAGGGTCGAGGGGAGTTGTTACACAACCTCAACTACAATTACGGTATACCACCCCAATACCTTACCATTCTCAGTGAGATACACACTCTTAGGGAAAATGTAGCGGGATACGGTGAAGATATCCAAACTTGGGTGAGAAAGTGTATCACTAACAAGGTCACTAAGCTTACTACGCAGGCAGGTACCGAACCCACATTAGTTATAGGGGAGCAGCAGGTTGGAGTCTTAGGGTGGTTTGAATTTGTAGCGAACCCTGAGACTGGTTCAAAAGCCGGTGAGGGCGGTGCTTGGGAAACTGGGTTTGATTACAAGTTTGTCTATGATAAAGTCATTGCCACTGCGTTCAATTACCCTTTAACCGTTCATAACCAGCTTTTGGACGAACGACTCCGACCCCACAAAGCAGTGTATGACTTGGTACAAGAATATCGCGCACCCAGTTTAACGGGGCATGTGACTGAACAATTCAATAAGATCTTTAAGGATGAGCGAAAAACAGGGTTAGGTGGGGTCTGTCTACCTGACTTTGATGAATGGGTACCCAAATATGTTCAGCCTTTCACCACAACGATCTTAAGCGCTTTAATGGTAGTTGACTTAGATGACCCTAAAAACCTACTCAATCTAAAGGAGTTGGGCGACTTCCAGTTAGACCCTGTTATTTTAACGTTTATGTCAGGGGAGGCGAAGTACATGAATTTGACCAACCAGTCCATTTTCCATGTGTCACTGTTTAACTGGGAATATCCGCTCAATGACACTTCGATAACGGTGGATGAAAATCTGAATGTCACGAGTCGTTTGGATCTTAACCCCCGCAATCAGTACCATTTCAGGTTGGCGCTCTCGTCTGACTTCACTGTTCTGAGTAAGGGTGCCATAGAACGCCTCAGAAACAACCCTGACGCCTTTTTCGAGATCATTAAGATACTTGATCCAGCTTTCTCACAAACGTGTTACACGCCGTTTTACGAACGTTTAGGATTCTCGCCAGAAACGAAGTTGTTGGCGTTATTTGAGGGTCTACCCGAAGGGCTATCAGAGGACACAGTTTTAAAAGACCTCTTTTGCTCTCCACTCCTGAGTGAACTTTTAGAAACTAACCCAGACCTCTACGCCAAAGTGAAAAAGATGGTCAACGATCTTTTGGTAGCTGTGGGTCTGCTCCCTAAACCGATCGGGGGTAAGGTAGTCTCCTTTAAAGACACTCAAGAAATAGTGCGTCGAATCTCCAAACACGTCATTAAGAATCCAGCCCAAATAGAGCATCGACTTAAAACGGTTGGCCAGTACGTGATAATAGCACGTAAGGAATGATCCCATGCCCATTTTGACTAGTAAGAGTAGTGCTCCCACAGAAAAGGTGGAGACGACACCGAATGCGTTACCGCCAACGTACCATTCGGAAACCGTGGATTCCCGCTACGTTCCAGCGGCTTCACTGTTAACACACATCGAAGGGTCCAGTTGGTCCGTCACGTTTTTCAGTCAAGTGGTTGATGTAGACACTGAGTTGCAGCCACAACAGCTCTCTCTTCAGGCCGCGTATCAACAGTATATCCGAATAAACCGTTTAGAACTGAAGGTTTCGTCTGACCTACAGACCTCACAAAACGAAGAAACCAAAGCGATGGAAGTGGTGGGTAGCGCCACCATGTACCCCTTTGTTGTTCCCAATAAAGGGGATATGTTCATAGCAGACATCGGTGATGGTCGTCAAGGTATCTTCACGATCACTCGCAGTGAACGTAAAACGATCTTGAAAGAAACCTGTTACTTGGTGGATTACCTTCTTGTCAGTTATGACAATAAAGAACGGTTGGATGACCTTGAGCAGAAAACCATCAAGACCACACATTTTGTTAAAGAGTTTCTACAACACGGTCAGAACCCAGTTATCGTCGACAGTGAGTTCAACGCCGTTGTAGAATTGAAACGGGGATATAAACGTCTATTGGCCCACTACTTTGCCGATTTCTATAGTCTGGAATATGGGACGTTGTTAGTACCTGATCAGAAAGAGGTCACCTATGACCCCTTCCTGACTAAGGCGGTTGTCAGTGTGCTCGACACTACAGAAAACCCCATTGTTAAAAAGATTAAGACCCTCAATGTGGATTATGATCAAGCAATGAAGATGATCAACATCTGGAATTGTCTATTAACGATGTCGGGTGACTTGTTGGTGTTGGCGGGTCAAAAATACGGGCTTACGTCTGTTGAAAACTTTGATATCGACGCTCGGTATGAAGGCATCCGCTATTCAGGGGTACGTAACGTTGTTTACCCACTGGATGAGCGAACTGATGTAGACGCCGATTATTGTGAGCCACACGACCTGGTAACCAGTTTAATCGTACAAGGTAAAACGCGTACCAGTGAAGTGCGCCGTTTAGTTTTTGAACCTTCGTTGGACGGTTTTCATTCTGAAGGACAAACTGAAGTTGAGGGGGTAGATGCGTTACCCACTATCCACAAGGTAACAAAAGACAATTACTACGTTTTCAGCGAAGCACTTTATTTTGAAGACCCCGCTAAACGGTCACAGTTGGAAGTGTTGGTTCAAGATGCCCTTTATCATAAGCCAATAAATCTTCTAGTCCTTAAAAGGCTAGTCGATGAAGCTAAGCGTTGGGGCAACCTTGAGCGATTCTATTACATCCCTGTTCTAATCATGTTAATTAAAACAGCATTGAGAGGCTTTTGATGCGGCAGGATAACCCGAACCACAGTCCCGCGTATAAGATTTTCCATTACAACTTTGAAGTGACTATACCGACTATCTACTTGTATTCGCCTGAATACTTGAAAACGTTCGGGTTAAGTAGCTCCGGTGACAAGCGTATCGACGAGGGTCAGGTTATGGCCCCCACCAGAGCCCACCTGACCATCGCGGCCATGGCGGAGTACCACGACGACGGTGCATCGATAGGTCTTATTAACCCGGAAGACTCTGCGCGAATTTACACGTACATCAGTCAACATCTTCGTGATTGGAAAGACACTATCTCACGTGATATAAACCGACGCAACAGTCCTACAGAAGACCTCAGGAAGTTGGAAAACTTTGCGAAAGAAGTGTATAAGAGTGCCCGCCATTTCATCCAGGAAGAGCCCACCAATAGCTCACTGTTTAATAAACTGAATGAGATGGGTAGACGTCGCCCAACCTTGCGGGGCGAATCCGTTAAGAAACCCAAGGTTGAGTTACCTGAAAAACACGAAAACCTTATCGATGACCTAATCGTGGAGCACTCCAAACGTAATCGACGCGGAGGGTTCCGCCGTTAACAACAAGGGCTCATTATGATCATTGAACAGACCACACTTTACAACGAGGTGATGGAAGCTTTTTCGGGCGGTGCTAAACCCGCCCACTATCTCTACGGTGCGGTTTTTGAAATTGAAGGGGAGTTAATCGAACCCATTAAAGTGGATGGTTTACACATTGATCGCCAATATACCAGCCGATATGCCGATGCAATCATGTTGTATGTCACTTTCCCACTGGGTAAGTTTACTAAACGTGTTTACCCTTTTAAGGACAATATACGTGTCACATTGAATCGAACCCCTCAGGGGGAAGTGACCCCTCATGTCAATTATGAGCACAACATCACAAGCCAAGGCTATCGTGCAATATTGGTTGACAAAGGCGATATGGGTCTAGAAGGTAATATACCTACGATGACCGATGAAGAAGATGCTGACAGGGCCGGGTTTATTAACGTGCAGTTTCAGCTCTTAGATGAGGGGTTGGAGTATATACGTTTAAAGACAACCGGCGGTATATTGCGAAACGAGAACCCAGGAAACGCGCTAAAAACGTTACTGACGTCGGAGTCCATTAACTTACCCCATTCCATTGAGAGTAAAATCCGTGGAGTGACCATGGTGGAGCCTGATAACCGGGAACGGCGTAAACACATCCTGATCCCACCTATACCAGTAGTGGATCTCCCCAACTTCATTCAGAAAGAGTGTGGGGGTATCTACTCCACAGGAATAGGCTGTTATTTACAAAACGGGAACTGGTACATCTATCCTGAGTATAATACGGACCGTTTTGAAACCAGTCGGGAGAGCTTACTGATCTTCAACATACCACCACAACGCCTTCCACATGTGGAACGTACCTATTACGCAGAAGGGAAGTCAGTGCACATCCTTTCAACAGGGGACGTTAAACATGCAGACGGTTCTGAAGTGCGTCAGTTGAATGAAGGGAATGGGGTGAGGTTTACCGACCCAGGTAAAATGTTAGAAGGGTTTGGTAAAACCGAGAATAACCGCACCCGTATTCAACGAGGGGAATTCAATAACGAACTGAAGTCCAGTGATAGACGAACAGGGTTAGATAACGTCCGTGTCTCAGGGGATCGTTTTAACAGTAACGTCTTTTACGAGTATTCTAAATTGGCATCTCGTAAGGGTGAGTACCTCCAAGTCACCTGGCAAAATTCTCAACCTGAATTAATCAAACCAGGAATGCCGGTACGGTTCTATTCGTACAACCGGGAGGGCTTGGTTGAACGAGACGGAGTAGTGGTGGCTGCTGAGCACACCATCACAGTTCCTAACCCTGGTCTGAAGGTCAGTAAACACAGTTGTAATTCGGCGGTTACAGTTTTTTTAAAACGACTGAAATGAGGTTCCGGGGCCCAGTCCCGGAGCTTTACCCTTTATGTCCGGTTTTTTAGAAGTATACTGTGATTGGTCCGATGTTTTAGGATAAACACGATAGGAGTCTCAAGTGAGTGCGACGAATGTAATTTTGGCGATAGTCAACGAGGCGTACTTACTACCATTTATCTTGACCGACGAAGGCGTCACTTTCGGTGAGGCGTACACCAGTACGCGCTGGCCAGGCGCTGATTCAGCAATTGAAATCACAGGTACCGGGGACAACGATTTTAGCGGTGAATTCACTGTTTACTATAACCGCTTTGATCTTTCAACGCTTAACGAACCTCTTGAAGTGGTCGTTAACGAGGATACCACCCTTGAGGACGTTAAAGAAGCTATCTCACTTTACCTTAACGCCTTCCCAGAAGAGTTAACGTTTGACGTTGACACGTTACCTGTACTAAAAGACGGTGAGTCCGCCACGATCACGCTAATGGCTATAGAAGGCTCTTCTGCGTATTATGGTTCCACTCCAGTTGTTTTAACGTTTGACTCAATTGATGATATTCGTCTTATGGAAGATGGTAGTGTTCGTTTAATGGAGGACGGTACATCACGTCTTTTAGAGGTCTAATGTTTTTTGAAAGGAAGGTTTAGGGATGTCTAAAATCAGTATGATGTCTCCCGCCGGTCCGTTGACGGGCGAGGAGCTAATAGAACTTGTACAAAATGGACAGAACGTCAGAGGAACGATCGCTGACTTAGTGACCGCCGGTAAATCAGCATATGACGTTGCTGTTGAAAATGGGTTTGTGGGAACCGAGACTGAGTGGCTTAACTCGTTAACGGGTAAAGGTGCATTTGAAACCGCTGTAGAGTTGGGTTTCTCAGGTACCGAAAGTGAATGGGTCAATGGTCTGGTCGGCGCGTCTGCCTACGACGTTGCAGTGTCTGCAGGCTTCACCGGTACTGAAAGCGAGTGGTTAGTCTCCCTGAAGGGTGAACCTGGTGAGCGCGGTAATGACGGTCTGAGCGCGTATCAGATCGCTGTGGGAAATGGTTTTGTAGGGACTGAGCAAGATTGGTTAACTTCCCTTAAAGGGGAACCTGGTCTCAAAGGCGATAAAGGCGACAAGGGGGATCAAGGTACTCCTGGTTCTACGTCGTATGACATTGCCGTGGCTAACGGCTTTGTAGGGACTGAGTCCGACTGGGTCAGTTTGGTTCAGCAAGCTGCCCAAGGTGGCGTTGTTAAATTTACGGATTTGATCGTCACTAAGCGTGTAGATTTACCGTTTAACGGTATCCCAGGTCGCTACCAGTTGTGGGCCTATGGCACACAAGCAGATATAGACCAGGTGGTAGTTTCAACTACAGACGGTACGACGTTCGAAATCACCAACGTACCACCCAATTTAACACTGAAATCAATGCACCTGTTTTATGATGCAGGTTATAACCAGGGTACTGCTTTCTTCCTGAAGTATCCCGACCCGTATGGAGACACAGATGGTGACGGTATCGACATGTGGCCACCACTGTTTTACATGTACAACCATGGTGTACCCACAGTGCTTCAGGCACAGTCACTTCAGGGGTATCGAAATGAAGGGGGTATTATCACCCTTCAAAAGACAGCTATCATTTCAGGGAAGGCTGCACGCTTCCGTATTGACTTCACCTAATGACACAGGGAGGTCTTTCTAATGTCTAAGTTGTCTTTTCAATCCAAAATCATTTTGGACAGTGTGTACGAAACAGGAGTTTCGGGGGACTGGGTGTTAACATTTACAGTAGATGACGGTGAAGGTATATTCACAGGGTCTTCTGTTCAAGTGGGTGACTACATCGTTATAGACACAGGTTCCTTTGAACCGGGTACCATAACGTTGTATGAACTTATCTCGTTGGAAACGCCGCATTTCAGAACACCCACCGCGATAATCCGGTATCACCATAGCAACAATAATGCTGTTCCTAACCCAGACCTTTCTTATAGTCTGGGACAATTGGCATTGATCACGCGCCCCTCTAGCAATATAGGTATGGTGAATATTCCATCTGCCGATGCCCAGCAGATGAGTGATCGCTTTAGCATGTACCTCACCAACTTTAACCTGAATACTATAGCCGATCCAGCTATAGGTCAAGGGGGTGCTGGAGAGGTTTTACCCAATGATGATAAATTATATGCTAAAGTGAATAATGAGTGGTCGGATACTGGTGATATAAAAGACCCAGTAACAGGCACCATTGTTACTGATTTGGGTAGTTATTGAGTAAAAGATGTTTTACAATATGAAGGTGTAAAACTTTCGACCCTTTACGGTATTCTATAGGTGTTATAGGTACCGTTTCACAACACCGTTAAACCATGGGAATAAACGATGAAAAAGATTCTTTTTAAACGCAGTGAAGTGGCTGCCAAAGCACCGTTGGCCACAGACCTGGATGTGGGTGAAATCGCGCTTAACCTGGCTGATCGCACCATTTTCTCCAAAAACAGTGCCGGTGAAGTTATCAGCCTGTCTGCTACTTCCGTAGCCGACGTTGAAGGTCTGCAGGGAGCGCTTGACCTTAAGCGTGACCTTAGCAACAACGACTTTACCAATTACACGCTGGTCAGCGTTGACACTGTCGACACCATCGACCTGAATGCTGCCCAGATGTTCCGTGTGGATAGCTCTGTAGCTCGCACTCTGACGTTTGCCAACGTGCCGGGTGCAGGTAAGGCCACCACCATCCTGATTCACCTTCACAATATCACAGAAGGTGTTGTACACACTTGGCCAGCTGGCGCACAGTGGTCGACTGGTGAACCTCCCTTTATAGAAGGTAGCTGGATGAACATCGTAGCCCTCTGGACTGGTGCTGAATGGACTCTGAGCGTGGGTTCTGCTGAAGTGACCCGTTTTGACCTGGGCCAACTGTAAGGCTAGTCCTTTAACCTGGCCCCCGTCTTTCTTAATTTGATTTTTCATAAAAAGGTAATTTGACAAATGGCTATTAAAATTCTGTTTAAACGCGGTACAGCGGCTCAGAACGACGCTTTCACTGGTGAATCCGGTAGCGTTACCATCGACACCGAAAATAACCGCTTGCGCATTCACGACGGTGTGACTCCGGGTGGTCACTCTGCTGCATCTCTGGTAGATGTACAGAACATCACCAGCACCATCAACAACCTGGCCATCACCGACATCGCTGGTCTGGAAGCTGCACTGACTCAGATCGGTGCGGACATTACTGCTGTTGAAGACCGTGCCACTGCACTGGAAGGTCGCGCTACCGCACTCGAAACCGAAACAGCCCGTCTTGAAACTGACAAGATCGACGTAGCCGAGAAAGGCGTAGCGGACGGTGTTGCCACCCTGGATGCCAACGGTAAAGTGCCGTTGACTCAACTGTCTGACTCCATTCTGGGTCAGGTTGAGTACATGGGTGTTTGGGACGCTGCCACTAATGCACCCGTACTGCCCCTGGACGCCAGTGGTCTGAAAGGTAACTACTACGTTACTACCGTAGCCGGTACTTTCGATGGTAAAGACTTCCAGGTCGGTGACTGGATCATCTCCAACGGTGTAACTTGGGACAAAGTGGACAACACCGATGCGGTTGCCACTGTACAGGGTCGTACTGGTA